GTGGCGGCCGCCGCGCCCGCGCCCGCGGCGCCGCCTGCCGCGCGCGGCGAAGGCGCGGCTTCCGCCGACGAGCCGCCTCCGGATTGGTCTTATGAGCCTGTCTCGGATGGCGATCCTGATGTCTATTCCGTCGGTGCGATGGGCGAGGCTCCCCCTTGGCAAGGCGACGGCGCGAGCCGGCAGGGCGGCTGGAAAGGCAAGGGCGAGCGCAAGGGCGACTGGAAGGGCAAGGGCGACTGGAAAGGCCGGGGGCGCCGCGATGAGGTCGGCGGCTACGAGGGCCGCCGCGTCATGCCCTCCCTGGCCCGGCGCCTGCTTTGCCTGTTGTTGGCGCATCCCGAACTGGTGGACACCATGGGCGATCAGCAGCTTGAAGTCATCGACCATGGCCCCAATCTAGGTCTTGTGCGAGACCTGATCGTGCTGGCCCAGACCAGTGGCGCGCGCCATGTCGGGGCGCTGATGGAGGCCGCCGATCCGGATTCCGATCTTTACGTGGTGCTCAAGGGCTTGCGCGCCGACATGATGGCCCAGGAGGATCTGCCCGAGCCGCAAACCGAATGGGACGACGCATTGCGCCGCATCGAGGTCGATACCCTGCGCGCCGACATGGCCCGGCTGGCGAGCGAAGGACTGGGGACGGAAGAGGCGCGCAAGCGCTATAGCGAACTCCGCCAGCGTTTGACTGTCTTAAGTACAGCGGGTTTGCGTTAAAAGTACGGTACACTTTAGGGTTTTCTTCGAGGCGTTCCCGAAGAAGGATCTTGCTATGCGCGCCTGGGCTCGATTTCCGGCGCGGATAGGACATTTCCGGGGTTTGTCCTGATAAAGGGACAAAACCCGGAAGCAGCAGGGTGGCCGCCTGTATGGCGGCGCCCGGCAACAAAGCAGTGGTTTTTTGCGCGGCAGGCTGGTATTGCGTCACTGAAATGCGCATACTTGAGTGATGCGAACCTGTTTATCCCGCAGGGGCGCCGCGCCGAACCGTTGTAAGCAGTACCGATAGCTAGAAGGTGGGTCGTGCAATCCGTGCCCGTCCGGCTGGCGGCATCGTGGTTGGACGTTGAGTCCGTATGGCAAGCGAGGAGGGCCTGGGCCCCCGCTTAGCCCCGCCTGTTGCAGGCAACGACAGCGTCCCCGATGTCCCGGCCTGATGGTCCCGGATGAAACTGCGACATGGAGGGTTTCCGGACCTTAGGGCCAGAAGAAACCTTCCGGGGCTTTGATGCCAGCTCCGCGCCCAACGCGGACTTGCGGCTTCCGCCTACCCACCTGTTTTACCCGCCTCCGGCCCCAGGCCGGGCGACGGTGCACCAAACCCCAACGGGTTGCGACGACTACGGAAGCGACTATGACCAAATCCACCGGCAAAACCTCCTCTGCAATCGAAGCGGCAGACGCCACCCCCACGACGGCCAAGAAGCGCGCCGTCAGCATGGCGGCGGAAAAAGCGCCTGCGAAGACGGCGGTGAAGGTCGCCAAGACCGCAACCAAGACCGCGGCCAAGAAGGCCGCCAAGCCGGCTGCCGCCGCAGGCGAGAAAACCACCAAGGCGCGCGCCAAGAAGGCCGAAGACAAGCTGGCCGACCTGGTGGGCGCCGCCGCGCGCGTGCCGAGCGGCCGCCGTCCGGGACGCCCCGCCAAGAACGCCAACAACGATAGCGACACTTTCGACGATCCGATGGACGGCGAAGGCGAAGTCGTGCCTGACTTCAAGCCCGTCAAGCGCGGCGGCAAGCGAGGCAAGGGGGATCCCAAGGAGCTCCTGGCCCGTGGCCCCGTCTCGCCCGAAGAGTACGAAGCGCGCCGCAACCGCCTGAAGCAGCTCATCAAGCTGGGCAAGGACCGCGGCTACCTCACCTACGGCGAAATCAACGACCACCTGCCTGACGACCTGGTCGATGCCGAAGCCATTGACGGCATCATCAGCACGTTCAGCGATATGGGCATTTCGGTCTATGACCAGGCGCCCGATGCCGAAACGCTGCTGATGAGCGAGAACGCGCCCGTGGCGTCCAACGACGACGACGTCGAGGACGAAGCCGAGGCCGCGCTCACCACCGTTGACTCCGATTTCGGCCGCACCACCGATCCGGTGCGCATGTATATGCGCGAAATGGGCTCGGTCGAACTGCTGACGCGCGAAGGCGAAATCGAAATCGCCAAGCGCATCGAAGACGGCCTGAAGCATATGGTCATGGCCATCTCGGCGTGTCCCACCACCATCAACGAGATCCTCGCGCATGCGACCCGCGTGCGCGAAGGCCAGGCCCAGATCGATGAAGTCGTCGACGGCCTGGTCGATCCCGAGGATGGCGAAGAATATGCGGGCGCCGGCGTCAGCGCCGACGAGGACGAGGGCGATGACGGTCCGGCCGGCGGCATGTCCAGCAAGCAGCTGGAAGACCTGCGCGTCAAGGCCCTGGCCAAGTTCGACGAGGTCTCCAAGCAATTCGACCGCATGCGCCAGTCCTATGAAAAGGACGGCTATCGCTCCGATGCCTACGTCAAGGCCCAGGAAACCATCCAGAACGAACTGATGGGCATCCGCTTCACGGCCAAGATGGTCGAGAAACTGGCCGACACCCTGCGCAGCCAGGTGGAAGAAGTCCGCCAGCTCGAACGTGCCGTGCTCCACACCTGCGTGGATCGCGCCGGCATGCCGCGCTCGCACTTCCTCAAGGTGTTCCCGGGCAATGAAACCAACCTCCAGTGGATCGTCGAGGAAGTGGCTGCCGGCCACCCCTATGCCGAGACCCTGGAGCGCCAGATCCCGGCCGTGCAGGAGCTGCAACAAAAGCTCATCGACCTGCAGACGCGCGTCGTCCTGCCGCTGAAGGACCTGAAGGACGTCAACAAGCGCATGGCCACCGGCGAAGCCAAGGCCCGCAAGGCCAAGCGCGAAATGACCGAGGCCAACCTGCGCCTGGTGATCTCCATCGCCAAGAAGTACACGAACCGTGGCCTGCAGTTCCTCGACCTGATCCAGGAAGGCAATATCGGCCTGATGAAGGCGGTGGACAAATTCGAATACCGCCGTGGCTATAAGTTCTCGACCTATGCCACCTGGTGGATCCGCCAGGCCATCACCCGTTCCATCGCAGACCAGGCGCGCACCATCCGTATCCCGGTTCACATGATCGAGACGATCAACAAGATGAACCGCATCAGCCGCCAGATCCTGCAGGAAACCGGCGCCGAACCGGATCCCGCGACCCTGGCGCAGAAGATGGACATGCCCGAGGACAAGATCCGCAAGATCCTGAAGATCGCCAAAGAGCCGATCTCCATGGAAACGCCGATCGGCGACGATGACGACTCCCACCTGGGCGACTTCATCGAAGATACGTCCACGTTGGCGCCGTCCGATGCCGCTTTGCACGGTTCCATGCGCGATGTGGTCAAAGAAGTGCTAGACTCCCTCACCCCGCGTGAAGCCAAGGTTTTGCGCATGCGTTTCGGTATTGAAATGAGTACCGACCAGACGCTCGAGGAAGTCGGCAAGCAATTTGACGTCACCCGCGAACGGATCCGTCAGATCGAGGCCAAGGCGCTGCGCAAGCTGCGTCATCCCAGCCGCGCCGACAAGCTCAAGAGCTTCCTCGAAGGGCAGTAAGTTTTCTCAGGGCCTCTAGCTCATGCCTGGTTAGAGCAGCGGACTCATAATCCGTTGGTGCCGAGTTCGACTCTCGGGGGGCCTACCAAGAAAATCCTGAGAGATCAGGTGCCTACAGCCGCCAGCAATGGCGGCTGTTTCTTTTCCGGAACCCGTCTTGGCCTTAGCCGCGTGATGCGCGCGAGCCAGGCGTCATTCCACGCCTTTGGCGCGCCGCGTTACTGGGGCGGGGTCCGGACTGATGGCGGGCTTCAAGTAAGTATCAAAAGATTGCATATTAGAAACAAACGGACATAAGGAAAACACCAGCAGCCGCCAGCCGCCGCTCGGCCTATGCTCCCGGAAAAAAACAAATCACCGTGATATGGTCATCGGGAAAAGAAGGGGACAGATGCATGCGCGACTCGACGGATTGGGTGGCGAGCCGGTTGGTGCCCGCGCTCAGGCAATTGCAGGAGGCTCTCGAAGTACTGGAGCAGACTATCAGCGCTTTGGGCGGCCCGGAGACGGCAGGTCGTCCGGTTGCGCTTGGCCCCGAGGCCAGCCGCTTGCAATTGACGCTGGCCGAGAGCCGGGTCTTCGAATACATGCGCGACCGGGCACGCCAGGCCGTGCCGCCCGTCGAGATCTACTTCGCCGCCGGCAATCACCTGGCGCCTTCATCCGAGGCGGCCATGCTGGGCGTCGTCCGCGTACTGATTTCCCGGATGCGCAGAAAATGCTTGAAGGCGGGGGTTTTGTTTCCCATCGTCGCGATCCGGGGGATGGGCTATATGTTCGATGACAGGGTGGCCTGAGGGGCTCCGGTGTCAGACCATTCTTGACGAGGGTAAATACTGATACATTCCGTCCCATCGCGAGCCGTTATGGCCCTATGTTTACGGGTCTACTAGGAGAGGAGCGCCATGGCTGGCTGGAATGATTGCACCCCCGCAGGGTGGTCAAAATGGATGGTTCTGATTATCTCCGCCGCGAGCCTGGCCCAGCCGGCCAGCGCGCAACCTGTCTCCGGTGGCGGCGACATACAGCCCAGCCCGGTGCAGACGCCACATTGGGATACAGGCGGCGACCTGACCGTCGGTGATGCCGCTTCCGGGACATTGACCATCACCGATGGCGGCTCCGTCGTCAACAATGATGCTTACATCGGCAACCTTGGTAGCGGCACGCTGACTGTGTCGGGCAGTGATGGCGCGGGCTCGGCATCCTCTTGGACCAGTCGCGGCTGGGCGATGATCGGGAACCAGGCCGGCAGCGTCGGCACGGTGACGATTCTGAACGGGGGCGTGGCACAGGCCGACATAGGCTCCATTGGCCTTGACGCCGGCAGCCTGGGCACGGTGACGGTCTCCGGGCGCGGGTCGACCTGGAGCCTCCTGTCCACGAACAACGGGTTTGGAATTGGCGTCGGCGGCAGCGGCAGATTGCGGATCGACAATGGCGGCGCAGTGCATAGCGGCCAGGCGCTGATCGGCTGGGACGCCGGCAGCGATGGGATCGTGACGGTCTCGGGCCAGTCATCGGTCTGGGATCCGCACAATAACATCTTTGTCGGCTTCGATGGGACCGGAGCGCTGCATGTCCTGGATGGGGGGGCCGTCAGTACCGCCGCACCGGCTACGCCGGGCAACGCGGCCACGATTTATATCGGCCTGGGCGCGGGAGCTGTCGGTACGGTGACCGTGTCTAGCGCAACGGCCGATATCTCCACGCTCTCGGCCACCGACCGCATCACAGTCGGCTCGGCGGGCACGGGCACGCTCACCATCGACAAAGGCGGGGTGGCGACCGCGGCCAGCGATACCTGGATCGGGATTGCGCCCACGTCCACGGGTACGCTGAATCTGTTTGGCGACGCCACGGGCCGGGGCGTGCTGGCGACCGGTTCGGTCATCAAGGGGGACGGCAATGTTGCCTTGAACCTGGATGGCGGCATCCTGCGTGCCATCCGCGACCAGAACAATTTCCTCAACGGTTTCGCCACCCAGGCCGTGGGCAATGGTGGCGCCTGGTTTGATACCAATACTTATGATGTTCGCGTGCTCACCGCATTCTCCGGCACCTCCAGCCTCAATAAGCTGGGCGCGGGCATATTGACGCTGTCGGGCGACAGCAGCGCGTTCACCGGCAACACCGAGGTCCAGGTTGGCACGCTGCAGGTTGACGGCACGCTGGGCGGACCGGTGAATGTACTGACCGGGGCGCGCTTGACGGGCACGGGGCAGGTCGGCACGACGACCAACAATGGGACCGTCGCGCCGGGCCCGCGCACCGGCTTCGGCACGCTGACCATCGCGGGCGACTATGCGGGCCAAGGGGGCAACCTGGAGATTCGCACCCAGCTCGGCGGCGACAATTCGCCTACCGACAGGTTGGTGATCACGGGCGACAGCGCGGGCGCCACGCCGGTCATGGTCAAGAACATGGGCGGCGCCGGCGCAGCGACCCAGCGGGGTATACAGGTCGTGCAGGTGAACGGGATATCGGCAGGCCAATTCAACCTGGCCAATGGCGATTACGTCATCAACGGCCGCCCGGCCCTGGTGGCCGGCGCGTATGGCTATGTCCTGCAGCAGGATGCCGCCGACGGGAGCTGGTATTTGCGCTCATCGTTGATCGACCCCGGCACGCCCCAGCAGGGCGTTGGCGGCGCGCCTGTCACGCAGGCGCCCCCGCTTTATCAGCCGGGCGTGCCGGTATACGAGGCTTATGCCAACACCCTGCTCCAGCTGAGCCAGCTGACCACCTTGCGGCAGCGGGTGGGCAATCGCCTCTATGACCCGGCGGACACCCGCCGCAACGGCGTATGGAGCCGGGTGGAGGGGGCTACGGGCCGCTTCGACCCTTCCGTGTCGACCACGGGCCAGCACCAGAATATCGACAGCTGGAAGGCGCAATTCGGGGTGGACCGCATCTTGTCGGGTGAACAGGGCGGGGCGCGCCTGGTGGGCGGCCTTGCGCTGCATTATGGCAAGGCCGATACCCGCACGAACTCGGCTTATGGCAGAGGCACGATCGACACCACGGCCTATGGCCTGATGCCCACGTTGACCTGGTACGGCAAGGACGGGTTCTATATCGATACCCAGGCGCACGCGACCTGGTTCGACAGCGACCTGGATTCACGCCAGGCGGGCCAACTCAAAGATGGGCGCAAGGCGCAAAGCTATGGTCTCGGCATTGAAGCCGGCAAGGCCTTTGGCGTCGGCGAGGGATTCGCCCTCGTTCCGCAGGCCCAGCTGACGTATGTGTCGACCCGCTTCAGCAGCTTCGATGACAAATTCGGCGCGCATGTTGAAAGCGACAAGGGCAACAGCTTGCTGGGCCGTCTGGGGATTGCGCTGGACTACAAAAGCAACTGGCAGGCCGGTGGCGTGAACCGGGAATCAAGCGTCTACGGCATCGTCAACATCAAGCACGAATTCCTCGATGGCACGCGACTTCGCGTGGCTGACGTGCCGGTAAGCAGTCGCATGGCGCGCACCTGGGGCGGCGTGGGGCTGGGCGTGAATTACGGCTGGGCAGGGCGGTACGCGCTCTATGGCCAGGTAGACACCGATGCCGATTTCTCGGGCAGCTATGTCGTCACCGCCACCGCGGGGTTCAGGATGATGTTTTAAAACGTTCCGGTCATGACGACAGGGTCAACAGGGGCAAGGGCGGGCGGCTGGCGGCGATGGCCGGGCGCGCCCGGCCTTGCGGATCGGCCTGTGAACGCGCATTCGATGCAATGCGCGGTAGCAGGACCCTGCAGAGATAGGCCACAAGGCGGGACCAGAGCCGGTCATTGGGATCGCCTTGCAAGTCATACCAGGACACGGCCAGGAACTCGCATTGAGACGCCTGCTGGGCATTTTTGTGACCCCATACCCTGGCCGCGGCGCGGGCCTGCTCGGGTGAAATCAAGAGGGTGTGCAATTGGTGCATGATTGCCTCCAGCCTATCTGTTGACGGACCCATTCGGCAATCTGTTGTCCGTGACGCGGGCGCTTACCCACACCTTAACGGACATTGACGGATTCTCGCAAGGCGAAGGTCCCGGTCCCGCCATCGTGGCTGGCCGGTTTGGAGCAAGCCGGCGTGCTTGTTATAAAGACGGCTGCGCTTTTTTGCATGGGGCAGGGAATGTGGATTCGGGTCTTGGGCCGTTGCGGCCTGGTGCTGGCAGTCGTTGCCGCGGCGGCGGGATGTTCGTCGACGCGCGGGCCCGCGACTTCGGAGCGCGTGCTGAGCCCTTCGCAAGCAAGCAGTGAGTGCCGCTGGAATCGCAGCAAATGCCTTTATGACGGCAAGTACGAGGCCGGCGAGCGCGACTATGCCGAGCAGGAAGCGCGGCGCCTGAACCTTGCCGAAGCCGAGCGTCTGCGCCGCGCCTTCGGCAAGTGAGGCGAGCAGGCCTGACATCAGTCGGCCGAATCAAAACCAAATAGCCAGACTGATATTCCGTGCCGGGCTCAGGCGGGTTCGGCCTGGATCAGCACGACTCGGCCCATGAGAATGGTGGCGTCCGTGCACTCCACAGGCGAAAAGCGGCGCTGATCGGGATTATCCGATGTCAGCCACCAGCGGCGCATATCGTACTTGAGGCGCTTGACCGTGAACTCCCCGTCATGGTTCACGGCGAAGATGGCGTCGCGCTCCGGCGTCTTGTCGGCGGTATTGACCACGACCACCGAGGCCTCGGGAATGCTGGGCGACATGCTGGCCCCGCCTACCCGCGTGGCGTAAAGCTTATCGGGCTGCAGCCGCCGCTTGGCCAGCCACTCGCGCGGCAGAAAGAGCGGCATGCCTTCGCCATTGTCGGGATATTCCACGGCAAAGCCGTTGACGCCTGCCGAAATCTTGAAGATGACCTTGCGCACCATGACAAAGCGGCCGTCCGATTCCGCGTCGACGGCCTGCGGCGCAGCCGCCTCGGCCGCGGCTGTCCGGGCCAGCGTGGCCAGGCGCGCCATATCCTGCGCCAGGGTGGGGCTGATCGTATCCGGCGCGCAGTCGAACAGCGTGGCGAACTTCGCCAGCGCATTGACATTGAGCGGAATCTTGCCGTTGAGGTACTGGCTGACCGCGCTTTGGCTGCTGAAGCCCAGCGCGGACGCGATGGCCTCTTGCGAGGTGGGCTCGCCCGTGTCCTGGCGCTGGATCTTCCAGAGCATGTAGGCGGTGCGCAAGCGGCCGGCATCGGCCAATTGTTCAGGGGTCAGGGGTTGTGCAGGCATGGGCGCAACGATATGAGGCAGGCTGATATTTATCAATCAGTCGGACTGTTGAACTATTAAAGCAGTCCGACTAATATTTGGTCAAGGCCGCCTCAACACTTCGCCGCTCGGGCCTGCTCCCGTCGTTTCCATCGGCAGCCTTCAAGAACGATGTCCCACACAGCACCAGGGTATGAGATGACCACCATGACATGGAATATTGCGCTGACGCAGCGCCAGGTATTGCGGCCCGCCGAGGAGCCGTTGTTTCGCAGCGCCAATGACGCGCTTGTATTTGCGCTGCACTTTTCGCATCAACAATATGACCGTCCCTTGGTCAACCGTTTGGCCGCGGAGCCGAGGTCGCCCAGCAGGCCGGCGTTGGGCGGACTGGACGGCGCCGCCCAGGCGGCCATGATCCTGGCCGAGCTTGCCCGGCTGGAGCCCATCCTGCAGGCGGCGCTGTTGACGGCCAAGGCGCCGCACAGTCTGCCTTGTAGTTGCGGGGTGGCGTGTTGCGCAGGCCATAGGCTAAATAGCCAGTGGTCAGAGGCCGTCGCCATGCTCGCGTCGGCGGCCATTTGTGAGGCTTTGTCCGGCTGCACCGTTAACCGGCGCCTGTGCGTCGACCTTATTCAACGCGCTTTTGGCGCCAAGGTGTCCTTGATCGATCTGGCTGAAAAGTACCAAGTGGATCGCGATACGGCGAGCAATCATTTTGGCCGCATCAAGCGCTGGCTGTTCGGCCAAGAGGCACAGGGCAAGCGCGTTACCGATCTTGGCCTCTACGCCAGGGCTCAGGGTGAGTGGCAGCGTCGCATCGAGGCAACAGGCATCGTGGGAGACGTCGTCGAATAAAAAATGCTTGACTGTTCCGCAAAATGTGCGGAGAATCTGTTCCTAACAGATACGGTGCATTATTGCGCCCACAAAGACCCGCTAGCGCAAGCTGCGGGTTTTTTGCTTTCTGCCGCCGCTACTTCATGGGCGGCAATGATGTCTGATCCGCCCGCGAGCCGTGACAAGGCCGCGGGCTTTTTTGTTTTGGCCGACAGCGCAGGGGGTTGCCGGCCTTGTCCTGGAGGATGGCTATCAATGGAGTCCCTGTTTTTTGAACGAATCAAGAATCTGGCAGCGGGGCGCGTTTATCGCGACAAGGCGCCCGTAAGCGCCGTGACGCCCTATCTAACCTACAAGGTGGCCGAGGGTGACCGGGACTGGACTGTCGCTGGTCCCAGTGGATCGCAGCGTCTGGCAATGCGCGTCAATGCCTGGGCCACCACGATCGAGGAAGCCAGCCAGTTGAGCGCTTCGGCCTACACGTTGCTGACGCCGTCGGGCAGCGACTTTTCCTGCTACAAGGTCGAGGACGTGCCGCTCACCGACGAAGAGTCATCGGTCGATCTGCACAGCACGGCCATGAAGTTTTCGCTTATCCGCTGACGCCGCTGAGGTGTCGCGTTCACCCAGCCCGCCCTTGGCGGGCTTTTTCTTTTGGAGCCTCGAATGGCAACGAATGTAGTTTCCCAGTACACCCTGACCCAAGGCACTCAGCTGGAGGTTTCCACCGCGCCGGCTGCCAGCCTGGACGCGGCTGGCATTGTCTATACCGACTTGGCCGTGACCATCAAGGATCCCAACTACCAAGCGGGACAGACCACTGAAATCGACGTCACCGTCCTGAAGTCCATCGCCAAGGAGTATGCCCTCGGCCTGGATGACAACGGCACGTTCACGATGGCCGGCAACTGGAAGATGAACGATCCCGCGCAACAGGCGCTGATCGCGGCCCGAGGCGACAAGAAGACCCGCGCTTTCCGCATCACCTTCTCGGATGGTTCGAAATTCGAGTTCCTGGGCCTGGTCACGCAGTTTCAGTGGCAGAGCCAGCTGGACAATGTCGTGTCCGGCACCTTTACGGTGCGAGTGTCGGGGTCGGTCAAGATGACCCCGGCCGCCTCGGGAGGCTGATCGATGGCCAGCGACAACCTGCCGGGCGGCCTGCGCAATCACGTCTTCAATCCTTTGAGTGGATTCCGGCACGAGAGCCTGATCGTGCCTGAATGGGACGGGGCTGCGGTCATTGTGCGGGCGCCCTCGCCCAGTGACTTCTTCTTTCATCGCCGCCTGCTTTGGGAAGACGCCGGCGTGCAACCTGGCGAGAGTGAGGTTGCTGTCAGGGCCAGGCTGGAGACCGATGGGTTTGACTACTCGCGCGCGGCGGCCGCCCTATTGGTACGTACGCTGTTCCAGGCTGGCGAGCAGGGCGTGCAGCGTGTGTTCCAGGACCAGGAGCTCGAGCGTGTCGCCGCGGCCTATGGCCCTGTTCACGAACGGCTGGTCGCCAAGGCCCTCGAGCTCGGCAATCTTGAAGAGGGGGCGGCCGATCGCGCAAAAAAGCCTTCAGGGAAGCGCCGGACCTCCGCTTCCTGATGGTGTTGGCGCTACGCCTGGGCCGCAGCCTGGGAGAAATCCTGGAGGGTGTGGACACCTATGAGGTCTCGTTGTGGAGGGAGTTCGACCGCCTCTCGCCCTTGGGCGATGTGCGCGCCGATATCCTGACAGCGCACTTGGCCGCGACGGTGGCCAGGTCGGCGGGTGTCAAGGTCCAGGCAGAGGACATGCTTTTGCGGTGGGGTGGGGACGAAAAACCGACCTTATCGGACGGCGAGCTCTCCATGAAGGCCTTTCTGCTCGGCCAGGCCAACGCAGCGAAATAGTCAACGATGAGCTCGCTTCGCGGGCTCTTTCTTTTGCAGGTTCTCATGGCAAATGAATTACAGAATGCGACCGCCGCCATGCCCGCGGACATGGCGGACTATGGGAGGCGGTCAGTGTCCGCGATGACCACGGTGTTGAACGCTTTCGAGTCGATGGCGAAGGGCGTTCAGCAGGCGCGTGAAAACATCAATCTCGTGTTGAACGCCGCTCCAGACGATAGGCGGGCGGAAGGGGGAAAGGGGAGCGCAGTCGCCCCACTGGACCTGAAGGCAAGTCCTTCTTCCGTGGACGGGGGGACATCCAACCCGAAAGGCGACACAGCCAAAAGCGCAGAAAACACGCTGGACACCGTCAGTAAAAAGGCGCAGGACACCGCGAAAGACATTCAGAAAGCGCTCGGGGCTGGACTCTACGACGCCGTGACGGGCAAGTTTGCGGGCATGGGGCAATCCTTTCTGCAGACACTTACCCGCATGGCCACCGATGCGGCGGCCGCTCAGATCGGCAAGGCGCTCTTTGGAGACTTGCTATCCGGGGGCAGCGGCAAGGGGGACGCGGGCGGACTCCTGGGCGGGATGCTCACCTCAGTCATCGGCTGGCTGGGTTTCGCCAAGGGCGGGGCCTTCGCGGGCGGTCGCCTGATTCCTTTTGCCAGCGGCGGCGCCTTCACCAATTCAGTCGTCAGTGGCCCGGTGGCCTTTCCGATGGGACTCATGGGCGAGGCCGGTCCTGAGGCCATCATGCCGCTGGAGCGGGGAGGCGATGGCTCGCTGGGCGTAAGGGTCTCTTTTCCCACGGCGCGAGAGGGCGGTCAGGCTTCCGTCGGAGGCGTCGAGGTCAATGTCTATGTGCAGGGCGATGGCAACGCAGCGACCGAGGCCAAGGGCGGTCCGGAGGGTTTCGGGCGCGGCCTGGGTGATGTCGTGCGCGCCTATGTCCAGCAAGAGCTCGCTCGTTCGTTCCGGGTAGGCGGCCTGAACTGGAAAGCGAACAACCAACAACTCGATGGAGCGTATTGATGGCCTATGAATCCTTCGAATGGTCTCCACGCGTCAACCCCCAGGGGGAGATCAAGTTCCGCGTTTTGGCAGCGCAATTCGGCGACGGCTATGTCCAGACGGCGGCTGATGGGATCAACAACCGCTCGGAGTCCTGGCCTTTGGAGTTCGTCGGCGCTTCGGCACAGATGAGCCCGATCAAGGCCTTTCTGGACCGCCATGGGGGCCATAAAGCCTTTTTGTGGACGCCGCCCTTGGGCGAGCCGGGTTACTACCGGGCGGCGCAATATGGCCTTGTGGCCATGGGGGGCGATATGTACTCGCTTTCGGTGACTTTTGATCAGGTGTTCAAACCATAATGGCTATTCAAACTATCAATACTGGCCAGGCGCCCAACGATGGCACGGGAGCCAAGCTGCGTGACGCCTTTACGACGGCGAATCAGAATTTCGCTGAACTCGATCAGCGAGTGACGGCAGCGGTACCGACAAGCAGCTTGCAAACAGGCGCGCTGGATGAGGCCGCTGGCGCAGTCCTGCGATTGGCCGTAAGTGGGCAAGGGGCCTTCGGACTCGGATCGAATACGGCTCCGTTGTGGCCGGGCGGGGATCTGGGCGCCACGACATTGCCGGGGACCGGCTTCTATTCGTTTACCTCCGCCACCAGCAACAGGCCGCCTGGCGAGACTTCCGGCTCCATTCTTTGGGTCCGCACAGGCTCGGCCGCGGGCTATCTGGTCCTGCAAACCGGGTCCGGTCCCAGGGTGTATGTCCGTCAATTCTCCAATGCCTGGGGGGAGTGGCGGCAGGTGGATCCGCAGACCTTCGGGCTCGGCGCCATCGCGCCGCAGAACTGGCCGCCTCTGGATTTCAATGCGACAGCCAATCTCCCTCCCAGCGGCATCTATCGATTCGACTCGACCGTAGCGAACTTCCCGGTTGTAACGGGGAACAATGGCGCGATTCTCTGGCTGCGATTCAACAGCACAGACGGCTGGATGATGGTGACAGGGGCTGTCAATTCGAATCCACTGCTAATCCGCCGCTATAGCGGCGGCAACACCTGGCAGGATTGGCAGCGTATCGACGCACGGGCGTTTGGTCTGGGCTTCTTTGGTACACAGGCTAGTCCCACGGTGAGCGATCTGAACGACACGACCGTGCCGGCGGGGTTCTATTTGTTCAGCTCAGGAGTGCTCAACGCGCCTTCCTGGTCGGGTACAGCCGGCACGGTCGAAATCATTCATCGGTCCAACGGCTATCGCAAGCAAGTGCTGACCAATTGCGTCAACGGGAGGATGGGCTGGCGAGTCCTCAGCAATGGCACGTGGGGGCAGTGGAACGAGGTGCTCTATGAGGCGAATGGGCTTCAGTACGTCGGAGACATCTCAGGCAACGGAGTTGACCTAAATGCGTATCAAACCCGCGGTGTCTGGCGCATCCCAGCGTCCTCGATAGCATCAAGCGGTGTCAATTTCCCGATAGCCAGCTCCGGTTGGTTGGAGGTCGTTTCTCCGGTTGCTCAAAATTCCAGCACGACGCCTGTTGCTGTTGCACAGAGATATACGTCATCCAATTCCAACCGCTTATTCACCCGCCAGTTGTCCAGCGGCGTTTGGTCGTCTTGGGTTGAGTTGCTGCAGGCTGACAGCATCCAGGCGAGTCAGGTCGATAAGACTGCCGGGCGCCTGATGACCGTGGGAGCCTTCGGACTTGGCGGCTTCACGCCGTTGCACTCTGTCCTGGGCTATGCCAACGACTTCAACATCATCGATGGCGAAACCGGTTTTATCGCCATCAATGGCAACTTTACAAACGGGCCTCGCGGTGCTGCCGCCGCCGCCTATGCCGGTCAACTGATGATGATCCGGCGTACAGGCACCAGCGGCATCAGCACCGTGCAGCTCTACTGGGGGCTGCGGACCTCGGGTGATGGCGGCATGTGGATGCGCGAGGGCTCCGGAAATGCAGGCGCCGTCGTGTGGCAGTCGTGGCTCAGAGTCGCTGACGCCAATGTGCTGTCGGCCTATACCCGCTGGCAGAACTTGTCGACGCCGATTGATCTGAACAGCCTGGTCGATCCCACTGTCATGACAGCCCTGACAACGGCAGCCTGGACGGGGGCGGGAGCCGCGAACTTTCCGCCTGCCTCCGCGCGGAGCGCGACCTTGCGGGTGGACGCCATAGGCTCGACCAATATTATCCAAACCCTGACCTGCCGGGTGAACAGGCATCGGCCCATCGTGTTCCGACGCCAGATGCCGGGACTGGAAGCCGACACCTGGTCGAACTGGCAGCTCACCGAGCCGCTTTCCGACGCGACGCTCCTTCCAACGGGCGACTGCGGGCAAGTGTATGTGGAAGGTATCGGGTGGATGCGCTGGTCTACCGCTAACAACCGCTACTGCCGCGTGCCGACGTTTACCAATATGGCGGTTATCACGGCCAGCGCGACTTGGACCCCGGACGCTTACACCGAAACCATTGAGGTCGAGGCAATCGGGGGCGGCGGAGCCGGCGGTGGCGGGTACAACTTC